GCGCTTTTCTTATCAAAGTGATCTAAAGCCATTGGTGTAACTAGATCAGCGATTGTTTTCTGTGCCTCGTATGCCCATAAAGTCTTACTATTTAAGTCTATAGATGCTTCTCCACTTTTGGGGAGTACTCTTTTCTGCTTTCGTTTTTGTTCATCTCTAGCATTCTTCGGGCGTCCTCCTTGAGGATTTTCTGAAATAGGCTTAAAGTTTTCATCTTGCTGTTGCTCCGGAGCCGGCCTTTCTTCAACCTGCACTTCTTCCTCTACGGGAGGTAGTCCAATTTTTTCTAGATATGCTTCATTATCAAGAACATCTTTTGTCATTGCTATTTTTGCCACATCTTCTTTATGTTGAGGGTTGTGGAAAGGACCAGCTTTCTTTGGAGCGCTTGTATCATTATTTCTTTCTCTACCTTCTCTTCTCACTCTTATTCTTTCAATGCTCGGAAGTTCACGGAATCTTTCTAATAGAGTTTCATGAGATATAATATCTCTATCAGCTAGCTGGATAAGTAATTGCTTTTCTGCCGCTTCATCTGAAAGTATAATAGAGTCAAAGTGAATTTGTGCTGGAAATCTAAAACCCATAGCCTTTTGTACAAGCTCTATTTCTTGCTTCCAAAATTCAGTCAAGATTTCTCTACCATACTCTAATCTCTCTATAAGTGTTTTGAGACTAACATAGTTATTACTATACCCACCAGCGCCTGATGCACCAGTAAGAGTTGGTGGAATACCCAGACCCGCGTATATACTGGTAAGTACGGGTTGATATTTTTGATCGCCTAAAAACTTAAATACTTGAGAGTTGCTTTCTTTAAAGTCAATTTCAGGACCCCAAACAAGATCCATAGTACCGCCACCGACATTACTAGCAAGAATGTCTCTAAGCTTATTAATGGCTGCCTTAGTGGGAATGATTTTATTGTCAAGATCTCCAAGTCTCCAGAGTCTAACATTTGATATAGCTCCGTCAAGGGCTGCCAAGTCAGCTAACTTCATCTTTTCCAGCATGATAATATCATCTAGAATAGCGTAGATCATAGGGTTGGACCAGAAGTTCCAGTCGTCTTTTTTGTAATGGTATATACTAACCCTATCCATATCTAGAACAATATCTCTTTCACCTTTATTCAAACCGTTTAAGACTCCGGTTGGAAGTGAGACATTGTTTCCAAGTCTACCCTTGTAGGTGCTAAGAGAATTCATTGTGTTCTTAGAAACTCTTAATACGTAGTCGTACTTGCCTGTAAAAGACGCATCGTCTTTGTTCTTAACGAAAACCGTCAGCGGGTTCAAAAAGTCGTATTTCCAAGGTACTTCTTTTTTAGAGAACATTAGCTCATCAATCTTAACGTCTGGGGCTGCGCTGCTTCTTTTTAGCTCCTGCTCTTTTTTTGAACTAATCTTTGCTGTTCGTCTTTTAACTACTACATTTCCGCATCTGTACAAATAGTTTAGAAATCTTTCTGACCTTTCGACGCCGTTGACTTGATCAAACCACTTTCTATAAAATCTTTCTATAGACTTGTTCGGATGTACGAGTGTAAGGCCCTGCCCAGCAAAGTCTCCCATTAAGTCAATCACATTACGCACTATACCAACCTTCTCGTAGGCCTGCATACACATCTTCATTATGCGTTTTTGTCTTTTGGGGAGAGCTTCTCCCGGACGGAAGGCGTCGTAATCAGATCTGTAGAAACTTGGCCTTACAGACCGAGAAGACTCTATATCTATAAAAGTTCGGTAATCATAAGCGTAAGATTTTTGTATACCGTCATAGGCACTTACATTATCTGAAGACTGGCTGTAAGCTTGTTCTCTTTCGCCATCATCTCCCCATGTTAAGTATAAGTCATCGCTCATTATGATTGCCTTTCAGTCAATAGTATTGGTAATAGGATTGTAATATACAATACACAGAATTAATAAACATCACCCATATTTTCTGTAAACCAAGCTGGCCCTTTATACATGGGTCCGTCATCTTCCTCCTTTATTATATACGATCTTTCAGCAAAACCCCCATAATGATCATATGTTTTGACTGTTTTATGCGCAGCTAATTCTCGTGCAGACATATTGGCCATTATCAATGATGAGTAACGGTCTTTTCTCATTCTGCTTTTCTTACCTGCGGCTACCTTTGTTTCAGGGGTATCCCACCTTTCTCTACCAGTGCTAGTCTGTGTCATTATAATCATAGATAATTCATTTTTCAGCTCTTCTATTTCCATAACACAGTCTTCTAAAGTGTCGTAGATTCTGCCAGTCATATTATCTTCTTCTGCAGACAAACCGAGACTGACAGCATCAAAAGCTGGAAATAATACCAGTTTGTCTTCAAAGTCTTTTCTCAATCCATGATTAGCCTCAGCTAGCCAGTCTGACTTAGCGAACTGACACATCTTTAGGATATGCAATCCGGGCTCGTCATCTGTATCTTTTGGCTTGTCATAGTCTATAACTGGCCATATAGCTACTTCGCCCTCTCTCACTTTATCTTTGTCATGAAGCGCTTCCATGACGGCTATACCTCCACCCTGAGCATCTAGAGCGATTTCTGAGCATGGGAATACTCTCATGAGGTTTCTAATTTTTCTAGCACAATACGAATAGAAATCGTCTTCATCCGCTATGCTTGTCTTAAGCTGCTCCCTGTGTTGTTTTCTATTTGTTGTCCAGCAGTGCACAATCTTTCTATGGACTCCATCAATCTCCAATACTACTATACTGAAGTTGTCAACCTCAGAAGCTGGGTCAACTCCAAATACATATGTTTTATCGGGATCTCCCTTGAGCTTGGCTTCAAAGAAGATTTCCTCTTCTCCAAATTTTATAGGGTCTTGCTCAGACACAACACACCCTTCTATGAGAGACCTCTTAAAGAACCCCTGACTATCTGTTGTAAAGCATGCTCCGTATTCCATTTGAAATATTCCAGAATGTACTGTAGCTCTCGCTCTACTTACCTGACCCTCATCCATAAAGCCCTCTGGTAAAGTAGTCACTGGCATTCTTATTACCGAATAATCTCGCCAATTGAAATCTTTAGGCACGTTGTCTCCAAAGACTTCTTTTAATTTGAAATCGTCTCCTCGACTATCTACAATAGACTTATATCTCTTCCAATACTGCGAGAAGTGATTGAAGTCATAATATGCTGTTCCGGAAAGGATAATTTGGTTTGACTTATCGTCGAACACATCTGTCCTTGGCTGGTCATCGCCAAGTTTAACACCTAACTCTTTAGCTCTCTTCTTCTTTGCCTTCATCTTTACTTTTTCTATTGGAGAAGAAGCTACTGCAGCAAAACCAGCAACGACGTTTTCAAATATGTCACGAGGTATAGAAGCAAATTCATCAGCAATAATATCATTGGCTCGCTGACCACGAATCTTACTTCCGTCGCCAAGAGGTAGGCATGTTATTGTACTATCTCCGATATGCATAACACATCTATCAACATCTCTTCTAGGTCCACTGTTAGAGCCGCACAGATCTCTCAAGACAGGTGCATTCTTCCAAATAGTGTCCATATACTCAAAAAGAACTTTGGACTGTCTAAAGGCCGCACCGACTACGATAATCTTTCTTCTTGGCATAAAGAGTGCCCTGAGCAACGGATACACAGAAAGTATAAAAGATTTACCCATACCACGACTACCAATTAACATTGGGAACTTCTTATTCCACATCTCTTGCAGTATCAAAGATTGAAAAGGAGATATTTCGATATTCAGAACATACTTACAGACGAAGGAGAAATACTCGGGCCTCATCATGAGCCAAGCTATTCTCTCTATCATTTTATCTTTATCCTGATCGTAGAATAGAAAGTCCATAGGATTAAATAGCTCATCCTCATTAACATTAATTCCTAACCAAGCATCCTGTAAGATCTTTTCTATATTTTCTTTTTTCATTAGAGTCTCTTAACAATATTGTCTATAGATGTATTTTGACCTTTACCAAACACGACATCGGCAAATCCATATTCAACCGCTTGGCGTCCGTCAAGAATCCAGTCCTCTTTGACATTTAACCTGCGCTTTAGGATCGCCTTTATTTCTACTGGTTTTTTACCTTTGAACTTTACACCCTTCTTGCATGCGTTAACATATATGTCGTACATCAGTTCCTTTGAGCGTTTAAGGGCCTCAGCGTTCGATATAAACTGTTTCGTTGTTCCACTGGTCTCGCAAGACCCTTCATGGATTAACCACTCTGTGTTAGGGTGTGTGACCCTTAGACCTTTGCCTATGACTGCTTGTGGGATAATACTTCCCATAGAGGACGCAGAACCATAGCAAACAAATAGAAACTTACACTTGCTTGCTTTTATCGCGTCGTAGATTGCAAAGCCTGCATTTTGATCTCCACCGATATTATATTGATGAACGATAATAGGATTGCTATTTAAAGACTCTAACATGGTTAGGTTCTTAATAAACTCTATAGCCTGTTTTGATCCTATCCCATCTTCACCAGACTCAAGAAATATCTCTCTAGTCTGAGAAAGTATTCCATAGTCATGCCAGTTGGATAGGGCTGAATATATATGTGATCTATTAGTTCGGTTCATGGAACATCTCATTCAACCTCTTGAAGATACTATTAACTGTCAAAAAAGCACTTTGTTTATTATCACAAAAAAGGATATTAATTCCGTACCAAATTTGATACTCCATCAGCGCTTTCAAGAGATACTTTCCAGTTATCTTACGTTTACTCACCTGAGCCTTGACGTATTCTGGCTTCCTTTGCCACATTTCATCTGAAAATATAGAGTTAGGATAATTTATTAGATCTGTCATTGAAAACTCACATACTATATACCTAAAAGGAAACTCCTGAATCCTTTTCATCTCTGCATCAAAAGCTTTCTTCTTTCTGCCAAGATTATTGGCTATTTCTTCTATTGAGAACTTTCTTTCTATACATACCATGTCTTCAAAGCCTTTTAAAGTATAGTCACCAGTTTTTAAAGTACCAGATTCCATTCCTGCACACTTGTCGTACTCTTTGAAGTACCAACCTTTCTGCTCTCTGGTATCTTGTATAACTGTATATGATGGTATGTTCTTCTTAGCCATTTATCAATCCTAGTAAATAAGACTCATAATGTGTTTCTTTACCCGTAACTTGTTTGTGACAGTCATAACATAGAGTTATGCCGTTTCCAACATCAAACCTTAAAGACGAGGCGCTAGCCCACTTTCTGATATGATGAACGTACATCTTTCTCTTTTTTCCGCTAGTCTTACACATCTTACAGGAAAACTTATCTCTTTTTAAGACTTCAGTCCTGAATCTTTTGTAGACCGGATCGTCGTAATTCCTCATCTATATCTGCCTCCACCATGACTTTTGCTAACTCTTCAAACTTTATTCTTGGCTCCCATCCGAGTTCTCTTCTTGCTTTGGACGGGTTACCAAGTAGGTAATCAACTTCAGCGGGTCTAAAGAACTCAGGGTCAATGTACACGTACTGGTTCCAATTACCAAGACCAGCGTGCTCAAAAGCGTGTTCCAAAAATTCCTCAACACTGTGTGTCTCTCCAGTAGCGATGACATAATCGTCTGGTTCATCTTGTTGCAGCATGAGCCACATTCCTCGGACGTAATCTTTTGCATGACCCCAATCCCTCCTTGCTTTTAGATTCCCAAGTCTTAACTTAGGAAATATCGGTGTTTTAATCATATCTAAATACATTCTCTCTCTAGGCATGTAGATATCCTCTTCGCTAGTTCCAAATCTGCACAACGACGGCGGTAGTGGGCTGTTTTGTTTTTCCCAAGCCAAGAACCTTCCGATCCATTTGGTGATCTTACGAGTTACAAAATTTTCTCCCCTTCTCTCACTCTCGTGATTAAAAAGAATACCATTAGAGGCATGCAGTCCATAACTATCTCTGTAATTCCTCACTAGGTGATGAGCTGCAAGTTTAGCAATGGCATAGGGTGACTGTGGAATAAATGCTGTGTCTTCATCTTGATATTTTAGATAATTAATACCCGCATCTGTCTTAACAAGACTATCTCCTACAGTATCCTCTGAGACTGGCACAGAAGTAAAATTCTTTCCAAACATTTCGCTCGAAGATGCTTGGTAAAATTTAATGTCATGACTCCTTGATGAAACTCGTATAGCTTCTAAGATATTAAGACATCCCCCACCAGTTACGTCCCAAGTCAAAGTAGGCTGTTTAAAAGATGTTCCTACATGAGATTGGGCGGCAAGATTATATACTTCATCTGGCTCGTGTTTATTTATGATATCAGAAACACAGAATCCATCAGTAATGTCTCCTTCTACTAAAGTAAAGTCAAAACCTCTATACTCTTTGATATGTTCTAACCTCTCTGTGGTGTCCACACTACTTCGTCTGGCTACCCCAACGACGCTATATCCCTTCTCTAAGAGCAAGTCAGCTAAGTAACTTCCATCTTGTCCAGTAACTCCAAAAATAACTGCTTTTTTCATTTAATTTTCCTCTACTACATTGTCTGATAAAAAAGGTTTATCAACTACACCATCTTCGTATGTCATGTATTCCGAAAGGCGCTCTTTCTCGGCTTCGGTTGCCAATCTCATTTTTTCCATTTCAATCCCTATGTTGTTCCTAAAAGTAGGATCTGATGCGATCTTCTTAACCAACGATGCGAACGTTAGTTTAGAGTTTTCGATAGCCTTCACTCGTTGCTCACGAGTACCCTTTAGGTCCTTAAGCATTGTCGCTTTTCTTGCTTGAAGATCTTTATAATCCTTAGATAGTGTCTCTTGGCCCGCGCTGATAACAGCGACTTGCCTCTCTAATGACAAGAGATAGTCTCTATCTTGATGTTCGTGATCCTGCTCCTTCTCCACTTGAATCTTTAGTTCCATCTCGTGTATTTGATCTATGTTTTCTCTTTGACGATTCAGGATTCTGTTCATTAGTAGTTCCAGTTTGATGGTATCTACGATTTGGATTTCTTCAGTATGAAACACATCGTCCCTGAATTGAGCCCACATCTTTTTAAAGTGAAATTGAAACATCTCTAATTCCTCTTCGGAAAACTGTTTTTCAAGTTCTCTCCAATAGGGTTTAGAACGTAGTTCCTGATTAGCCGCAACCTCTTTCTTTTGATTAGCTGAGAAGCCAACGTTTTTTTCAATCCAATTGACTATGGACGAAACATGCCTATCTAATTGTTCTGCAATTGCTTCAGGAGAAAGAGCCTCGCAATTCTGCTCGATAAAGTTTATGTCGTCTACAGAGAGCCTACCACGCTTCATTCGTTATCTATTATCTCCTGTATGGTTTGTTCTATTTCATAAACTCTGTTCTTATTAAGGGAAACGCCCGAACATAACCGTAAGTAATCTGCTCTAAGGTGCGCAGGCAACCTTTTATCTACTAAAGCTTTCATTTCCGAATTCGATATCTCATTCAGTACTTCGTAGCCAGCATCCCTAGAAACGTTAAAACTTTCTATACTAGCGGGCTCAAGCAAATTTTTCTTTCTTTTCTGTATCTTCTGGGCGCTCCCCTCATCCTGTCTAAAATAATTATCTCTCTTGAAATTCTTAAGCCTATTAGCTACATGTACAAACAAGAAGTTCTCAAGCGGTTTCTTTTCATCATAGCGATTCATAGCTTCCATTGCGATTATAAAAGCCTCCTGTTGAATGTCCTCTAGTTCGTAGAAGGCGAATGTAAACTTATGCGCTAATCTAGACGCGACCTTATTTATAGTAGACACTACCTCTTCTTCAGACATATTGCTAGGTACTCTCACTAACACTCCTTTGTTAAAATTAATAGTGCTTAGACCTGTTGTCTACACCACCCCCCGCCATTGTTAACTCTTTTTTTGACGCACAAAAATACATCTTCTCATCTGCAGGGCCAACCCACTCAGCTCCGTATGGACCTAATACAAAGTAGTCATGAGGACTATTCCAAACATCACGGATTCTCGGATTCCCAACATCTTGTCTGGTTTCAGGCTCTAGATATATAGCATCGCCTTTTTTAACATCAGAGTGTCCACCAAAACCATCATAAGGGGAATATATTTGCATGTTGATTTTGCTCTCACTAGGCTTGCTTCCATTTCTAAGAGCAAATTTTTCATCAAATTCATCCCATGTACCAGAACATGAAGATATTGAAAGTAGAACTAATTGGTCTCGTGTACTTGCGTCTGTAGCCTCAGTAACTTGTGTATTAAGGCTTGAAGCCGGTTGACCAGAACTTGCCGTAAACCATTCATCTTTAATATTCTTTGAAACAAGATGCCATTTTCCGAGGGAAAGTGACTTATATCGCGCAGAAAACGGTAGCATCTGAGCAAGATCTTCTCCGTCCCATTTTGCGGGATCATCGCGCATTTGCGGTAATGGAGATGGTGCGGTTTCATGAGCAGGTCTTATGGCTGGCTTACCGGAAACCTTAATAGTGTCACTAGTCGCTCCGTCTGAAAGGTAACCCCTCAAATTAAATGCGTCGGCTTCTACCATAAACAAAAATTTTGATACCTTGAACCATGGTATTTTGGGATTTTGCACAGTTCCGCCGGGATTTATATAATCTAACTGCGCGCCATAAAACAGATTTCCCCAAGCGCACCCACCAACGTTTTGACCATCTCCGCCGCCCTTTTCGCTCCAAAACCACCACCCTGTGAAGTCGGTCATATCAGCACCATCTTCATTTCTTATAGTTGCTTTTGCAGGCTCACGCACTCTTTCGTAGTCCCAAGGTATATGCCATCGACCGGGCCCGTCTAGGTACTTGAAGAATACCCAGTTATCTTGTTTTGTCTTAAATTGTTCTCGACGGTTTACTCTTCCGAGCCTTGAAGTTCCATTGTCAAAGACCTTAACTTCCTTACCCCAGTAATACTGATTGATATCACTAATGCCACCAACCCAATGATTCTCACTAGGACTGCGCCACTCATCCCAGAGAATCTCATTATCTGAGCTCTTCCGACCTTGCAGTTGTGATAAATACTCCGGCTCTGCTACAGGAAGGATACCAGTCCAGTGTACATACATGCCTGTTTTTACGTCTCGCGACTGAAAAGCCTCTCCTTCTTCTAAATTTTTATAATTGTGTTCGGCCTCTGGATCATGATAAAGGTGTCCAAGGTAGGAAACATTTACAGAACCACTGCGTACCCAGTCAGTATCCCAACGCACAGTGTTGCTTTCATGGCGATTTGGCCACTTGTTTTTAAAGTAAGTTTCTAGCTCGCTCTTAACAGCGCCAGTAAGCATTGGCCACATCATGTCTTGATTAGTGTCAACTTCTTTGTTTGAAAGGCCTCCTTGGTTTGTCTTTAATACAGAGCGACCTCCTACCTTGTAGGGATCATACCAAGAGAGCATTTGAAGTACAGCGTATCTAATACTGTCTTCATTGTACATCCCCCACTCTATGCCTGATTCAGAACCGCTTGGTTGCTCTCTACTCCATGTGGCATACCCTAAGTCGTTAACAAATGATCTCTTCCTTACAATATCTGTTGCCTTACCCCAGTCGATTAATTCGACTCGGTCGTTAACATCGACGATACCCTTCCATCTATCACTAAGTGTGGTAATTGATGCTTTCTTTAGTTTTGACCAATCATAATCAG